AGGCCGATCTCCACGTAACAGTCCGTCATCATCACGGGCGTGGCGACGGGCGGGACGGGATCGGTTCCGGCGGTCGGTTCGGGCGCGTAGTCGGTATCTGTCATGGGTTCGCCTTTCACACGCGGATGGTGAGGAGGAGATCGGCGGCGAGGACGTCGACGCCGGCGACACGGAGTAGCCGCCAGTTATCTTGCGGGCCGATCTCCACGAGTTGCACGATCCCGCCGATAGGTTTCGGCGCCGCCGCGATCGCGTCATACGCGGCCGCTAACAGTTCGTCCACCCGGTCGACTTCGCCGGCGCCAGCGGCGGCCAACATCGGAAGCTGCGCGGTGTCCACGCCAAACGTGGGCGTCCGATAGTTCACCGTGCGCGGATATCCGACGATGTACGCGGGCGGATTGAACGTCTCCGGTGGTTCCGCGTACGCGGGGACGGCCGGATCGATCGCGGCGAGGATCGGGACCAGCGCCGCCGCGACGGGTGCGCGTGTCCACGTCACCCGAATACCAGCGGCGCGTACGCGGCGTACAGCGCGTCGATATCCGAGTCGAACCGGCCGACACGGATCACGCCGATTTCACCCCATCCGATCGTCCCGTCAATTGAGTCCCGCCGCCGGTATAGCCGGCCGGCGTGGAATAGACAGGCTTCGTGACAGGAGTCGGGAAGGTTCGTCGTGTCGCCCGGATAGATCGGGGCGCCCGTCGTCGCGTCGGCGCCGAGATGGGTTTGTCCGTAGTCGATGGCCGCCGCGAGCGCGGTAGCTAACACTGCGTCCGAGTCCGGATCCACGGCTAGCCGTAGGAACTTGCGGACTTCGGGCAGCGTGGGCCAGGCGGCCATCGGCTACGTCCTCCCCCGGTTACTCGCGCGCCTTGCGGCCGCCGGTAGTGGTCCCCGACGTTGCCGCGTCGTCGCCGTCGCCGTCGCCGTCGCCGGCGTCCGCTTCGACCATCGTCGGCAGGTTCGTGACCGCGGACAGGTCGAGCGGCACGTACGCGGGGCCAGCCAACGATCCTTGCGCGAAGTAGCCGCCGTACGCGACTTGTACGCCGAGGATTGAGGGTTCGATCACGGACAGGAGTCCGATCACTTCTTCGTACACTTCGTACAGCGTGTCGGGGCCGACGATGCACGTTTTCGCGGCGAACGTCGGGACCACGATCCGCGGCAGTCCGAGAATGTCGCCGCGGAAATCCGCGAGTGACGATCCGCCAATGTCGAAACCGTTAGCGGAGTCGCCGCCCACGGCCGCGTCGGGCGGGAGGACGACGCGCGTCGTGTCGACCAGTGAACCGAGCGCGGCCCACACGTCCAGCGACACCCACAGACGCGTCGGCATGCGCTGGCCCGCCGCGTAGGAGTGCATCGCCGCCGTGTACAGCGCGTGGGTCCAGTCCGCGAGGACGGGCGCGGCGGGAAGCGCCGGCGGTTTCGTTCCGGTCGCGGCCGCCAGGAACGCGGACGCGGTGACGGTTTCGGTTTGGATCGCGTACTCGTTCGCGAGATCGCGGACGAGAATGTCCCACGCGGACGGTTGCGTCCAGTCGATATCTTGGCGGGAAATATCGACGGTGCCGCCGTAGGTGCCTTTCGTGAACGACACGGGCGAGATCGTCATTTTCCGCGACGGAAGCGCCGTTTTTTCGCCCGCTTGCGCGCCTACCTGCGTGTGTTGCGTGATCTTCGGCCGGGTGAACGTCGTTCCTGGGATCCCGCCGAGCGGACGGGCGCCGCCAAGAGACGTAATCAGCGGCCGGTTCGCGTCGATCAGGTCGACAACCTGGCCCACGATCGGCGTCGGCAGAATTCCCGTCGTGTCCGCGGTCGTTTGATCGGCCCGCGTTTGGTAGATCCGGGCGGCCGCCTGATCGTCAGGGATCCCGCGTTCCATGATCCCGTGCGCGCGCAGATAGTCGACCAGGTACGCGCCGGCCGTTCGGTACTGGACTCGTTCGGGTGAGACGTCGGCGCGGCGGCCGGCGCCGGCGGCGAACGTGTCGGGTGTCGGGCGCGGCAACGCGGAAACGGTCGCGTCATGGGTGGCGCGCAATGCTTCAAATTCGGCCAGCGGTTCGATTTGCTGGTCTAGGAGTCCGATCCGGTCGCGGGCACGGTCCAGGAGTCCGCGTTCCGCTTCGGAGAGATCGCGGTCCTGGACTTGTCCGAGGATCGCGTCCATGTTGGAGATTTGTTCGGCGCGCTCCGCGCGCATGTTTTCCAGGACAGGATTTGCCATAACGGAACCTCACGTGTTCGACGTGTCGGGGCCGCTACATGCAGGGCGCCAGACTGCCGGAACAACGGTGGCCCCGAACGGTGCCGCGAGTGCGGCGGCCGCGGGGCCGGCCGGTTCGACGGGTCGGCCGCGGTGTAGTGCTATTCGGATCGTAAACCGTCGACGGTCGCCCGCCAACTATCTAACAGCGGGTGCGCGACGTCGACGGTCGGCCGGCGGTCCGGATCAAACGCCGACCGGACCATCGTCACCACAGAATCCGTGTAGGCGGGAACCGGCGTCAGTGACACTTCCAGAAGCCGCGACTCCGCCCGTGTGATCCAATCTTTGTGTTCGGGGCCGAGGTCCGGCGCCCACGTCTGCGCCTGTTTCGTGACGTCGGACCGGATCGGCTGAAAACCGATCGACAGTCCGAGTCCGCCATCCGCGGCTTCGCGCGCGGCGCGTTGCGCGTCGTCCGAGTCGGACAGGCGCCACACGCCCGACAGTCCGCCGTCCTCATGGGACCAGGAGTCGGCCCGGCCGACCGGGTAGGACGTCCGATCGTGGAAGACCAGGAGCGGAAGATTTTTCCCGCTTCCCGCCTTCGTGGACTGCGCGAACGATCGGGGCGCGTGCCGTTCCATGAACAGTCCGAGATCCGCCCACGTGTCATAGGGGACGGCCCGGCCTTCCAGGAAGCGGTAGACACGGCCGGCGCCGACCGCTTGCGCGTCGCGTAGTTCTAGCGTCGTCGTGTAGGTCCGCAGTTCGGGCGCGTCGATCATGGCGTCTCACTTCCCCCCGGTTCGCCTTCGGGCAGTTCGGCGTTCGGATCGTCGGGTGATGCGGGCACGGTGTCGGCGCCGATCCCGGTCGCGCCGGCCATATCGGGCGGAAGTCCGATCTCCACCCGCGCTTCCGCGAGGGTCATCAGGCCGGCGCCGTACGCGGCAACGGCCGCGGTCGTCGACGTCGCCAGGTCTTCGCGCAGTAGTTGCGATCGGCGGAACCGTACCGACGTCCCGCGCGGTAGCCATGCGTTCGACCACACGTCCTCAAAGTCCGCCAGGATCGGTTCTAACGACGTCCGTAGGACTTGCTGGTATTGCGGGCCGGCCGTCCGATACGTCATCCCCGCGACGGGAGCGCCTAGCCAGTAGCCGTCCAGGTTGAACATGTTGGCCACGTCCAGGAGTGACATGCGGCGCGCTTCGGTCAGTTGCGTGTCCGAGGGTGACCAGGCCAGCGGGATCACTTGCGTCCCCGCGGGCAGGAACACCGGTTCGCGTTGCGGGCCGTCAAATTTTTCTTTCCAGCGCGCTTTCGCGTCTTCCGCGACCGGTTCCGTAATTTGCGCTTGCGGGGTAATCACCGCGACGGACGGGACCGCGCCGCCGTCCAGCGCGCCCCGTTCGTATTCTTCTTCCATCGCGACACGGTCCAGCGTCGACAAGTGTTCTTCCACGACGCCGACACCGCGGACCGGGTACAGGCGGTCCGCGCCACGGCGCACATGCACCACGTCCGCGAACGGCAACGGTTGGCCCAGGTACGTGTACGTGATCGCGTTTTCGGCCCACGGTTGCCACACGATGTACACCCACGACGCCGGTAGCCACGTCGTCGCCAGCGGCCAACCGTCGACACCGCGCGCGGTAATCAGACTGATCGCGTTGCCGGACAGTAAGTAGTCCTCCACGTTGCATTGCACAAACCACGATCCGGCCCGGTCCGGATCGGGCCGCTGACACAGCCGCGGGGTCGGCGCAATCCGCGTGTAGGCGCGGTATGCGTCCATCGGCATTTGTTTGACCAGTCCGCCGAATAGCTGGAGCGCGCGCGACACGGACGGGACGGTGCGGGCGGACGTCGTGTCGAACACGTACGGGCCGGGCACGCCGCGGGTAGTGCCGCCAGGCGGGGGGATGATCGACGCGCCATCACGCCGGAACGCGACGCGCCGAGACGGGCCGGCGACGATCGTCACACGTCGACTCTAGACCGGGTGTCGATCACCACACGCGGAACGTGCCGAGATCGGCGGGCGCGTGATCCCACGCCCATATCGCACACGTCGCCGCGGTCAGCGGCGAGATCGACACGGACGATTGGCGGCGGCCCCACGCCCATGCGTCGCCTAGCGTCCGCCGCGCGGCCGAGCTCGCGGCCGCGTCCAGGTTCGGATTGGGCCGGATCCGCACGGCCGGCGGATCGACGGTCAGCGCGTCCAGGAGTCCCGCACACGCCGCCGCGTACTCGCGCGCCTTCAATCCGACCAGTCCGAAACCGTTGCGTTCGAGCACGTCCGCGACGTCCAGCGCCGGGCCGGCCGCGTCGTAGCCGATGGCGCGGGGCCGCCAGCGGTCGACCAGTTCCGCGATTCGGGGCGCCACCCATGCGACGCCCGGCCGACAGTCCGCGACTTCGACCAGCGCGCCGGCGCCGTTCCGCCAGGCGGCGACGATCGACGCGTCGGAACGGTCAACCGCGACGTCAAACGCGATCGCGACCGATCCGACGTCAGGTAACGCCATTTCCGGATCGGCGGCGGCCCGCCACGCCGCGAGCGGGATCACCCGCGCCACGTTCGACGTCCACCGGTTCCCGTATGCCCGCGCGAATTCTTCCGGGCCGAGAAGATCCAACGCGGCGTGCATCGCCGGATCCCCGATCGTCCGCCCGTACGCCGGATGAAATTGGGGCCACGACGCCGGCGCGCACGGATCCAATCCGTCCGGACACGACCACTCAAAGTAGGCGACGCCTTCGCGACGGTCCGCGAGCGCCGCCGCCCGGCCTTGTTCCACGCTTCCTAGCCACCACGTCGACGTCGCGTCGCCGGCCGTCGAACACTTCAAAACCTGCGCGTCCGGGCGGGTCGCTTGCGTCGGGACGATCGCCTGGTCCAGTTGTTGGCCGCGCACGAAATCCAGCGACCAGCATTCGTCCACCACGACAAGATCCGAAACCTTGGAGTGCAGCGCGGCCGGCGTCGGCGGAAACGGCCGGATCAGTCCCGACGTCGGCGCCCACCGGACGTGCTCGGAACCGGCCGCCAACCGTAGGTGCGCGATCTCCCCGAAATCCGCGAGCAACGGCCAGTGTTCGTTCACCAACCAATCCACCGCGTCTTTCCCGGTTTGCATCGTGAACCACACCCGCGCCCGCCGGACCGTGATCCCCCGATGGTCCATCGTCGCCCCGAACAACGTCGTTTTGCCCGACTGGCGCGGGACCGTGACCAGGACCAGTTTGTAAACGAAACCGCCGGCGGCGTCGACTTCAAAACCGACGTCCGCCACGTACCGTTGCCACGGCATGAACGGCCGGCCTTGCGCGGCGGCCATCCGGCCAATCGCCGGCCCGAACGTCAACCGATCAGGACTCCGGACTGTCGCTAGCGCCGGCGGCGGGCCGTGAGAGATCGGCCAACCAAACGTCGAAAGCGTCGACGGTACGGCCAGTAGGTCCACCCGTCAGTCCCGCCGCCCGCCGCAAATCCAAGTACACCGCGTTTGCGCGCGACACGCCGTCCGTGTCCCTGGCCTTTTCCGCGACGTCGACCGCGCGCGCTTGCGCCCGCAGCGCGGCCCGTTCCGCCCGGCCCACGTCAGGGTGTCCGGACAGTTCCCGATCCAGCCCCGCTTCCACCCGGCCGGGCCGGACCCGATCACGTCCCGCCACGGCCGTTCCGTCCCGCCGTCACCCGGTTTGGGAGAAAAACCGCCGA